CCAGTGCCCTCTTTCTCTCGCGTACTACGCGAGAACCGGATCGGTGTGCATGCCCCTAGCCTGCCACAGCGATGCCGTCCTGGACAATCCCCTTGCGCACGGGATCCGCGCGCGCGAAGGCTCCCGGTGCGCGCGCTCCCCTGGTCCGAGCGCGATCGATGGGCGGCGGTGGCTGGCGATCCATGCTGGGGATGGCGAACGGGTACGAGACCCGCGAGAAGATCACATCGCCGTACTCGGAGTCTGGCTGGGTGCACGCGTGCCTGCGGCCCATCGCGAACGCCGTCGCGAGCGTCCCGCTGCAGCTCTGGATCGGCGACCCGAGCGAGGACAAGAACGCGCGCCTGGTGACCTCGAAGGACAGCCCGCTCGTCGCGCTGTTCGATCGGCCGAATCCCTGGCAGACGATGTCCCAGTTCTTCGAGGCGGGGGCGATCCACCGCAAGCTCGACGGCGAGGACTTCTGGTTCCTGATCGACCTGAACGGAAAGCCGATGCCGTTCGCGCTGCTCGGGCAGGCCACCGTGCCGGTTTTCATCGTGCCCGTGCGCGGCGGGCTCGTGGTCCCGATCCTCAACGGCATCGGGGTCCCGACCGCCTGGTGCTTCACCATGGGCGGGACGCTGATCACCGCGCCGCCCTCCGCGGTGGTGCAGTTCAAGGACTACGACCCGGACGACCCGATCCGTGGCCTCGGCGACGTCGACGCGTGCCTATCGGACATCGACCTGGAGTGGCAGGCGACGCGGTACCAGCGCGCGATCCTGAAGCACTCGGGCGACCCGGGCGGCCAGATCCTGATCGACGCGCCGCTCGCGGCCGACGAGGCGAACGCGACCGAGAACGAGGCCAACGAGAAGCTCTCGGTCGACAACGCGGGGCGCTGGACCGTGCTGGCCGGCCAGGGCGTCGAGTACAAGGCGAACAAGCTCTCCCCCAAGGACATGGAGTTCAGGACGCTCCAGGCCTGGATCCGCGACAAGATCGCGGGCGTGCTGGGCGTCCCGCTGCCCATCATCGGCGTGCTCGAGCAGGCGACCTACTCGAACATGGAGCAGTGCATCGAGCTCTTCTGGAAGGGCGGGAACGGGATCTGCAGCTACCTGCGCAGCGTCGAGGACGGGATCAACAAGCTCTTCCTCCCGCGCCTGGCTGAGCCGCTGGCCTCGAAGATGGTCGCGCGCTTCGACCTGCGGAAGATCAAGGCGCTGCAGGACGACAAGTCGGGGCTCTACGAGCTCGCGGCGAAGCTGGCCGGCATGAACATCGGGCTCTCGCTCGACGAAGCGATGCAGCTCGTGGGGCTGGAGACCGACGTCTCGAAGATGCCCTTCTCGGGCACGCGCCTGGTGTCTGGCACGCTGGTCCCGATCCAGGCGATCGCCGGCGAGGATGGACAGGGGCTGCCCGTGGATGCGCCTGCGGATCCGAACGCGGACCCGACGCTCGCTGCGGGCGCCGCAACCCCGGTGCAGGACACGGCGCTGAACGGCGCGCAGATCAGCTCGCTGCTCGAGGTCGTCGCCGCGGTGAGCGACGGGACCCTGTCGCCCGAGGGCGCGGTCGCGCTGATCCTCGCGGCGTTCCCGGGCATCGACGAGGCCGAGGCGAAGAAGATCGTCGCGGGGATCAACGAGAAGCCGCCGGAGCCCGCACCCGCGCCTGGTGCACCACCCCCGCCCGCTGGCGATGCACCTGCAGCAGATCCGCCCCAGCCGGAGGACGACGAGGGCAAGGACCTCGAGCCCGCAGGAGAGGCCGCCACACGCGAGCAGGCTCCGTCCGAGCGCGACGCGGCCGAGGAGGCCTTCGCAGAGCGCCGCGAATACTGGAAGGCCCACGAGAAGGCCACGCTGGCGCCTGGCGAGGCGAGCCTGAAGAAGGTCTACCTCGGCAAGAAGGGCTGGCGGCGCAAGTACGAGGCCGCGCAGCTCGCGCGCATCCGCGCGTACGCAGAGACCGGGAAGGGACTCGACACCGCGCCGGCGACGAAGAGCGACGAGCTCGGCGGCGAGCAGCCCCCGCGCCACGTCACAGTGGCCGAGGTGGAGAAGCTGCTGCTCGACCGCTCCGAGTGGTCGCAGAAGATGCAGACCGCCTTCGAGCCGCACCTGCGCTCGATCTTCAATATCTCGCTGCAGGACATGGCGGAAGAGCTCGGGGCCGACCTGCTCGCACCCACCGATCCGCGCGTGCTGAGCTTCCTGAACACCCAGCTCCTGAAGCTGGCCGAGGGCCATACGAGCTCGCTGGCGGACAGGGTGCGCGGGGTGCTGGTCGAGGAGCTGTCGAAGGCCTCGAGCACGGGCGACCTGCAGAGCGCACTGGTCGAGGTCCTGCCCGAGCTCACCGACGCTCTCAAGGGCAGCTTCTCCGACCGCGAGGGCCGCGCGCTGACGATCGCGCGCACGGAGACGGCGAAGGCCTCGAACGGCGCGCGCTTCATGCAGATGCAGGACGCGGGCGTGGACGAGACCGAGTGGGTCACGAGCGGCGATGCAGCCGTGCGCGGCACGCCAGGCGGGCCGTACGAGGACAGTGAGTTCTCACACTTCAGCCTTGACGGCAAGACGGCGCCGGTCGGGCAGGAGTTCGATCACGCAAGCAACCCTGGTCTCAAGTACCCGAGCGACCCCGATGCGCCGGCCGGGACAACCATCAACTGTCGCTGTGCGTCGCGCGCGGTGCAGAAGGACTGACCCCATGAAGATCGATCCCATCCTCGTCCAACGCGTGCTCGCCGGCCTCGCCCGCAACCAGGAGCTCGCCACCATCCCGATCGAGGAGCTGCGCGCCATCAAGGGCGACGCGAGCTCGATGCACTACCGGTTCCTCGAGCGCGAGGTCAAGAAGACCGACGAGCGCACGTACGAGCACAACGCCAGCACCGACAACGTCGACGGCATGGGCGACATCATCAAGCAATCGGGCTGGGACCTGCTGCGGATGAAGACGGGCAAGGTCCCGCTGCTCTGGGGCCACAACAGCGCGCCGGGCACGATGGGCCTCGTCAACTCGGCGAAGAAGAACCAGAAGCTCGACGACGGCAGCCGCGCGCTGGTCACGATCTCGCAGGTCTTCGAGCCCGAGGTCTTCGGCGATTCCGAGTGGGGCAAGCACGTCGCGTTCGTCGAGCGGCTGATGGAGCGCGGGGCGATGCCCGGCGTCTCGGTCGGGTTCGTCCCGAAGACGATGCGCTTCGCCACCCAGGAAGAGCGCGACGAGATCCCCGCGCTGCAGGCCTGGAGCTTCATCTACGAGGAGCAGGAGCTGCTCGAGCTCTCGGTCACGCCGATCCCGGCGAACCCCTACGCCCAGGAGCGGAAGAGCCTGGACCGCACGCTGCTCGTCCTGCGCGACATGGTCAAGGCCGGGCAGCTCGAGCCCGCGATGGCCGAGCGCTTCTCGAAGGCCCTCGAGGTCACCGAGGAGACCTGGCTGAAGAACACCTACGGCGCGGCGCGCACGATCGTGCCGCAGTCGGCGGACCTGCCCTGGCTGAAGGGCGCGAAGGAGCAGGCCCCGGAAATCGAACCCTCTCGCGTAGTACGCGAAGAGCTTTCCGCCGCGACCCGTGCAATGAAGGAAGCGACGACGGAGCTCCGGGAGGCGCGTGCCGCCCTGAGTCAGAACTCGAAGACCTCAGAACGCGTGACCAAGGGCGCGGAGGGTGCGGGGCAGACCGACGGGGATGCCGCGACCACCAGTGCCGCCCTGATGAGTGCCGGGACGAGTCGGGAGTCCGTCACCGACGACACCGCCGAGGAGCGCATCTCCACGGCCGTCAGGGCTGCGCTGAGCGCGGCCGCGACGAAGCCCGAGCACTCATCCCATGCCCACGGAACTGGTCAGTGACCCGAAGCTGGTCGACCCCGCGCTGCTGAAGAGCCTGGCCGCGCAGGCCATCACCGAACTCCAGAAGGAGTGGCAGCAGCGCGACAACGAGAAGGCCGAGAACCTCCTCAAGAAGTTCGCGGACGAACTGAACGCCTTCAAGCGTCAGGTGTCGCTCCAGTGGCCGACCTTCTCCCTGCCCGGGAGCGAGCCCAGCGGCGACGCCAAGAAGGACTTCAGCCTCAGCCGCGCGTCCTACGCGATCGGGACGAAGGACTGGACCCGCGCCGGCGTCGAGCGCGAGGTCTTTATCGCCACGCGAGCCATGACGACCGGCGTCGACTCGGCAGGCGGCTTCATCGTCCCGCCCCAGGTGATGACGGCGATCATCGAGCCGCTGCGCGCGGAGTCGATCTGCTTCTCGCTGGGCGCGCGCGACATCGGCGGCATGCCGTTCTCGCCGGTCAGCTTCCCGAAGCAGACGTCCGACGTGGCGGCCCAGTGGATCGCCGAGAACGCGGCGAGCACGCTGAGCCAGCCGGCAATCGGCCAGATGAACCTGCGCCCGCGCCAGCTCGTCGCGCGCACGGAGCTCTCGATGATGCTGCTGAACGCCGCGGTCCCCGCGGTGGACGGCGTGATCCAGAACTCGATGCGCACGCAGTTCGCGCTGGCCATCGACAACGCGATCCTGCAGGGCACGGGCGCGTCGGGTCAGCCGACGGGCATCGTGAACCAGATCGGGGTGCTCTCGAGCACGCTCGCCACGCCCACCTACGACCAGGGGATGGACATCATCGCCGCAGTCCGCAACGCCAACGCGCTGAAGGGCAAGCCCGGCTGGGCTCTCTCGCCGCAGAAGCTGAACGCGATCGCGAAGATGCCGGACTCGGCCTCGACGCAGCCGCTGCAGCGCCGCGTGCTCGCCGACGGGATCGCCGACACCCTGTGGGGCTTCAAGTACGGCTTCACCACGCAGCTCGCGTCCTCGGGCGCGAACGCCGCGATCTTCGGCAACTGGCTGAGCGCGTTCCTGATGCGCTTCGGCGGCATCGAGCTCAAGGCCAGCGACGTGTCCGACACCGCCATGGCCAACAACTCCATGCAGATCCGCATGGTGATGTACGCCGACATCGGCATCGAGCAGCCGGCGTCCTTCTGCACGGCTTCGGCCTGATCCCTGGGCACTTCACCTCCACCTGAGACACGAACCCCAAGGAACACCACAAGGAAACGACCATGCAGAACAGCCCTCAGACCTTCATCCGGCCCGTCAACGCGATCCCTCCGGACGCGCAGGGTGCCGGCACCACGACCGGGACGGGCTTCACCCGCACCGGCTTCGACCAGGCCGACGTCATCCTCGCGCTGGGCACGCTCGGTGCCAGCGCGACGGTCGACGTCACCGTCGAGGAGTCCGACCTGCTCGGCTCCGGCTACGCCGCCATCACCGGCGCGGCCTTCAGCCAGAAGACGCAGGCAGGCACCAACATGAGCGGCCTGATCTACCACGGCTCGATCGACCTGCGCGCGCGGAAGAAGTTCATCCGCGTGATCTGCATCGTCGGCACGGCTAGCTCCGAGGTCGGCGTGACGGTGCTGCTCTACAACCCGCAGTCGACGAGCTACGTCACGCAGGCGCAGATCACGTCGGAAGCCAAGACGGCCTCCGCGGCCGACTTCGTCGTCTGATCGAGACGCGCTGAAAGAGAACGGCGGCGCGGCGGGGGCTGATGCACCTCGCCGCGCCACCTGAAACCAACTAGGCGAACAGCATCACCAAGGACGCAGGCGATCGAGATGGCGCACCAGATCAAGCTGATGAAGGTCAAGGGCAACAACTGCCACCTGCAGTGGCCCGTCCCTCCGTTCCCCGAGGACCAGCGCAGCCGCGGCGGCCAGGGCTACGTGGTCGACCTCGGGCATCCGCTCGAGTGCGGCTACGACGTGCCGGTGCTCGCGGCTGACGGCATGCCGCACCGCGACGGCGAGGGGCGCCCGATCGTGAAGCACATCACCGGCTGGTGCGAGGGGCAGCTCCACAAGCTCGAGGACGCGCCCGAGGGCAGCGTGCCGAGCGAGATCAACCTTCCTGCAGCGCGCATGGCCATGAACGAGTACGAGGCCGCGCGCGCGCCCAAGGTCGCCAAGGCGCCCGCACCCATCCCCACGGCCGAGACGCGCGCGACGCAGCCGGCCAAGCGCAAGAACCACGAACCGGTCGAGGTCATCGAGGGAGGCTGATTCAAGATGTTCAGTCCGCCGTATGTCAGGCAAGTATCGGGGCACGATGCCAAGGCCGCGACCGCTGCCGATGCAACGCCCGCGATCTCGACGTCTGCCTATCGGGGCACGCTCTACGTGCTCATCGGAGGCGCCCAGGCCTCGACCCTGACCTACACGCTGCAGGACAGCGCGGACGGCACGAACTGGGCGACGGTCACCGCGCCGGTCAACGGCGTGGACGCCCAGACCGTCGTCGTCACGATGCTCGAGGGCGAGACCCCGGTACTGATTTGGGTGCTGCACTCGGCCGTGCGTCGCTACCACCGGCTGCTACCCGCGAGCGGAGCCGGAGACAACTTGGCCGCGGTCGCCGCAATCCGGATGGATGGCGGGACGTCGACCGCGCCCTGGGTCAACTACCGCGTCGGGAGCTGAGCTGCGGTGACGACGTACAAGGTCCTTCCCGGTCGCCTGATGCGGAAGCCCGACTACTCGGTTCGCGGGTACGCGGGCCAGACGATCGAGAGCACGGACCCCGACTACATCGCCGACCCGGATCCGACCAACGACCTGGGTATCACGGTCGACGGCGGTGGAGGAGGTGGCGGAACGGTCGGCTTCGGCAGCCTCTTCCTGCTGATCGGGATGAGCGTCGGGAACGTGACCGGCGGCGGCGGACCTTCGGCCGACGTCGGGTTCCGGAGCCTCATGGAGGCCACCGGGATGGCCGTCGGCAACAACGCCAGCGGTGGCGGCGGGGGCCCCACGGTGGGCTTCGCGTCGCTCTTCGACGTCGCTGGGGTCGCGACCGGATTGCCAACCGACTTCGCGCGGATCTCGTGGACGACGATCCCGGCACTCGATCCGGACGACCGCGAGATCTGGGTGGACTCGGTCGCCGGATCCAATGGCAACAGCGGGCTCGCCATCAACCTGCCCAAGCAGACGCTCGCGGCCGGTCTCGCGCTGCTGCGCGGCGGAAATGGGGACCGACTGTGGCTCAAGAAGGGCTCGACGTTCAGCGGCGCCGACGGGACGCTCAATCACACCGAGCCAACCATCGCGGGGTCGCACTCAGACCTCTGGAGCACCTCCGGGTTCAGCTCCACTCGCCCGATCATCATCGGGGCCTACGGCACTGGCGCGCAGCCGCAAATCAACACCGGGACGGGCACGCTGCTGACGGTGAACACCTCGAACGCTGGCCCGGGCGCCATCGTGCAGCACGTCTGGTTCATGGACTTCGAGGCGTACGCCGGATCCTACGATCACGGAACGACCGGCGCTGGCCCGTCCGCGTTCAACTGGAACATCTCGAGTTCCGCTGGCGGCGGCGACCTGCTGTTCGAGAACCTCAAGATCCACGACTTCGGCAAGTGGGCCTTCTACTTCAGCGGCCAGCTCTCCGGCGGGACGGCCTCACTCGATGGCGTCACGCTCAGGGGCTGCACGGTCTATGACATCGCGCATTACTCGAACGGCATCACTGATGAGACCGTCGGCAACTACGTCTTCAGGGTCAACAACCTGCACATCGAGTTCTACAACGGTGACCAGGTCGGGTGGATGGTGCCGGAGGCGCAGTCATTCCTGAAGCGCCACTGGTACTTCGACGAGACGAACGGTCCGGTCGAGTTGACCAAAAGCTTGTTGATCAAGTGCGACGGGACCCAGGTGCGCCCCGGCGGCACGGTCACGCACAACGTCTTTTCACACCAGATCGTCGGACTTTCGGTTGGCAGGGGCTCGATCCCGGTTGTCGGCGGCGTCACGGTCACCTGCGAGGACAACGTCACGCTTCACGGGCAGGATCCGACGAACGGACTGGGCGGACAGGCGGCTTGCTGGGGCCTGTCGATGTCGAACATCGTCAACAGCTCGGTCCAGCGCAACATCGTGGCGCACGGCGATGGGGTGATGAACCTGAACCCGGCGCGGGCGCTGCACTTCGATAAGGGCGGCTCCACGCCGCCGAGTTCGTTCACCTGCAAAGACTCGACGGTCGCCTACAACATCCTCTACGACTGGGGCGGTTATGGGCTCTATATCCCCGATGACAGCACCTACTACCTGAACGTCGAGCTGCACCACAACGTCTGCCAGAACCCGAGCAACACGCACTTCTACTCTGGCGACAACGGCGCGGCGATCTACCTGGCCACGAGCGGGATCGACGTCACCGACTTCGTCACGGCGAACAACCGGTACGCGCTCGCCCCCGGGGCGACGCAACAGGTCGCCGGCGCGTACACGACGTTCTCCGCCTTCTTCGCGCACTTCGAAGGCGGGAGCCCCACGTCCACGGGCCCGACGACGGTCACCTACGTCGACCCGAGCCGCGACATCGCCAGCTATCACGGGAGCATCGGCGGCACCGCGACGCTCGCAGCGTTCGAGACGGCGGTCCGCGCGATGAGCAAGGACAACTGGGACGACCGTCTGACCGCTCCCGCGATCGTCGCGTACATGAAGGCGGGCTTCACCGAGGTCTAGGCCGGCACCGGATAACCACCCATGGCAGCACGCGGATTCAGAGTCAACTACGACGGCACCGGCGGCGACGTCGGCATGCGCTGGGCGAGCACAAACTTCCTCGACCCCGTGACGACATCGCTCACCGTCTGCGGATGGGTGAGGATCAAGGGCGCGGTCGGAGCGGGCAGCAACGACCAGGGCCACGTCGTGCTGTGCCTCCCGCACAACTCCACGAACTTCGACACAGAGTCCGGGTTCTCGATGTACTGCATGGCCTGCAAGGGTGGCGGGCCGTGGGTGATGACCGGCGAGGTCAGCAACAACGCCACGTGGAACGACGCCACGATGGGCACGTTCGCCGTCGACACGGATTACTTCTGGGCGATGGTCTGGGATTCAGCCACGGGCAACGCGACCTGGTACTGGGCTGCCGATGGCGCGGGGTCGCTCTCGAGCGCCACGGCCGGGTCGGGCCTGACCTGGGGTGGCGGCGGGGCGATGGACGGCATCTGGCTCGGCACCGACCTGCTCGGAGACATTCCGCGCGGCGGCAACCTCGAGATCACCTGCGTCAAGATGTGGGTCGGGATCACGAAGGACGCGACCGAACTGTTCTCCGAGATGAACAGCGACGCGCTGGTTGACACCTCCGGCGGCTCGAGCCGCTCACACTGGCCGATCATGTCGCAGTCGGACACGTCCGACGACGGCGGCAGCTCGCGCACGCTCACCGTGCTCGGATCGTTGTCCGCCCCGACCATGGACCCCGTGGACATCCAGGGCGGCGGTGGCGGCGGCGGGCAGACCCCGTCCATGTACGGCCTTCAGCAACTCGGAAATGGTTTCGGTCCCGCCCCGGCGGCGGGCCTTCAAGGAGTCCTCGCCACATGATGCAAGTTCCCAGCGGTTCCACAGACCGGTTCTTCCACTTCGTCGCGGTCGACTCGACCGACTTCACGACCCGCGAGACGGGCCTCTCCTCGTTCACCGTCCGGCGCAAGCAGGAGGGCGTGGCGGAGACGGCCTACACCACGCCGACGGTGGCCGAGATCAGCTCGAGCAACGAGCCCGGCGTCTACTCGCTCGCGCTGGACGAGGCGCTGAACCTCGCCGCCGGTCACGACACCGAGGAGGTCGTGCTGCACATCACGCAGGCGAGCATGGCACCGGTGACAGCCAAGTTCATGCTGGTGCGGCCGAAGCTGACCGAGGGTCAGGTCATCGCCGTCTCCAGCGGCGT